CTTTACAATTGTTTGTCCGGATAATTTCGTTGGATCTCCATATAATACATCTATGATGGCGACATTTCTTCTAATATAACGAGAATCTGATGGTTTAATTAAAAATTTTTCTAGGTCAATTATTGATGGAGTTTCTCCAAATAAAACATTGAAAAGAATTCTAAATGCTTCTGGTGTTCCTTTTGTACTATAAAATGTTTTTGCTTCTTTTAAAAAGTTACCTACATTTAAATCTGCAGCAAATTCTAATCCTTCTAGACCAGGTGATAAACTAAACTTAATTTTTTTATAAAATTCCTGCAAAAATAACGAACTTAAATTTTTTACAACTGAATTATTAGCGTGAGATGCTGCTGTAGATTCATCAAATACTAATTCCTCATATTTTAAATCTTGGTGATAATTTGTAACTCCACAGAATCCTCGAATACAACCAGTAAAACTATTTGTGGTTATACCTGTATAAGTAATAATTTCATCATCAATTTTTATTAGTCCATATTTTGATGGAAAACTTTTTGTGCTTGAAACAAATATAGTACTACTTGTTTCTGTAATATCATTTTCAAGAGTTACTTCGCCACCAATAACTTCTGGTATCAAATGATCTAAATTTAAATACTGATCTAAATTCTCTGCAATATCAACTGATCCGCCTTGATATTCCTGAGAAATATAATATTGTTTTAAAAATTCCGATGTTTTTGGATTTTCATCTAAAATAAATTCTGGAAGTTGACTATCAATTATTTGTTGTATCTTTATTCTTTGATCAAAACCAGTTTGTATCATATTACGACCTCGTTAAATCTCCATTTGAATAACTTGAGCGATAATAATTTTTTGAAAAAACTACTCCAGAAGTATCTTCACCAGATGCAATTGTATCCTTAATCATATTTATTTTACTTTTTCCAAGATCAAATTGTACATAAAGATCTTTAAGACCAATGACATCATTGGAATCTGGATACGCTTGAATTTCTATAATATCATTTCCTAAAACAGTTGATGTAATGATTAAATTATTAATTAATATTTCACCTTTTTCATAATTGACTGTGCCAGCAGAAGAAATTAAAATTAATGGTATGGTTGAAACATTTTTTTCATTCTCCATGGATACTGTTTGAGATGGTTTAACAATTGAAATAATACCAGTTTTTCCATCTGAATTTGGAGTATCTGTAAAATATAATGTATCTGGATAATCTTTTATGGTAAATCCAGTTGATTTAATATTATATCCAATTTTTTCACCTTGATTTTTTACGTAGAATTTATTACCAAAACATATTTCATATTGTGCTGGTTTATTTACCAATGCCTTCAAATTTCTTCTAATTATCACTCTGGTAATATTTGAGGTGATTGCAACATCTGTATTATCAATAATTTGTAAAATTTTACTATATTTAAATCTCCCTCCAAATTTATTTAAGTCAACAGATTCGGAATACTTTGTTAATGAATTATTAACTTTAGATTTTAGATCTAATACATGACCAACTTTACTAGTATTATAATAAACATATGAATCTATTTCTACATAAAGAATTTTAAGATCTACAATTTTAGGATTAATTCCTGAAACACTATATTGTTTTAATTTTGATATAATTTGCTCTTTATCAAAATCTGAAACAAAAGTTCCATTTTTTGGTTTTATGCTAACCAATACTTGCCCATATTGTGGTGGATCCAACTCTTCTCCACCAACTACAGAGATTGATTCTGCATTTTTATAAATTTTTGATTTAATTATAGTTTCATAATCTGCCGATGTCACAGCTCTATATTGTGAGGCATATAATCTTGGCGCAAAATAACGAATAGAGTCAATCGTTTCTATTTCAGATCCATTTTGCGACTTTGATTCTGTTGTGATAAGAATTGTATTTTTTGGAATTGTGGTTTGACCATCAGCATTTTTAAAAGATCCTGCAAAAGAAAATGAATCTACACCATTACCATTTTTTCCATTTGTTATAATATAATTTGCAGTAATTATTGCTTGATTTTCAAGTTTTTTGCCAAAATATCCATCACCAAAAAGAATTTGGTATTTTTCATCTGGAATCTCTTGGAGAAGAAAAATTTCCGAATTTTTATCAACATCAAAAATATTATCAACCAATGAATATTTTGCACCTAATCCAGTATCACTGGAACCTTTAACATAAACTTTAATTGTTGAAGTATCGATAAATGCATTATCGAGAATAAATTTTTGATCTAAAGAAGCATCTACTGTAAATTTTTTATATAAAAATGTTCCTTCTTTTATACTGATATTATCAAAAGACGCGACTCCATTAATTACAGGAACTGTAATATTTTCTGGTATTGAAAATGTATATGAAGATCCTCTGGATGTTCCGGTACACACTAATCCAGATTGTAATGTGAGCGTAGGTGTATAAACCTTTGTTCCGTTATCTAATGTTTGATCTGCTTCTACTTCTACTTGAAAAGATATTCTTGCTGTTGCAGAATTTCTAGAATATGGAACATATCCAATATTTCTCGCTAAAGATACGACGTTTTCTCTTAAAGTTGCAGAATCTAAAAAGGATTCATTGACAACAAGATTAGAATTGAACGCTGTAATATACGTATTATACGCTAAAGTATCAATCAGAATAGAAAAATTAGATCCTTCAAAGTCAAAATCTGTAAAAGTAGAATTTGCACGAAGATATTCTTTAATTGATGTCTTTATCTGATCAAAATCTAGATTTGTAAATTTAGTAAAAGGCATTTTATCTTGTTGCCTCTAGTATGAATGAAAACTGTTGTGTTGGGATTTGTTGCCCGATAATATTAAATGTAATAGTAATTTCAAATTCATTAGAATCTGGTTTTGGATCAACTTGAACAATAGTATCGATTACTCTTGGTTCATAATTAGAAATTACTTCACTAATTTGATCTTTAATTATTGAAGCAGTTGCAAAATCAACAAAATCAAACAGACTACTTCTAACGTTTGAACCAACCGTTGAATTAAAAAATCTTTCAGTTGGGATTGTTTCAACTAAATTGCGAATTGAACGAATAATTGCCCGTTCATTGACAAGAACGGGCAGATCTTTTGTCACTGGATGTGGATCAAAAGATAGACTAATATCTTTAAAAGATCTAGATATCCGAGTAACTGCCATTTTGAAATAAATTTCTTTACTTATTTATGTTGATTCCATGAAGATCCATAAGATGGTTCGGTTCCATAGTCCCAATCATCGTAATCTTCATCATTTCTGATCTTTTCATGCAACTCAACTTGTTTTTTAAAGTCATGTTTTGGTGCAGTATCATGCATAATTTCTTGAATGACTCGTTTGGGAGGGAGACCACCATAATCAGTGATTAAACGATCTGTTCCCCACATATCATACATGTATTCTTTATCTCTATCGACGGGTAAATTGGACATTTTAGCTCCTGTTTTAATGAATAAAACAGAACTTTTATAAAGGAGGTTGCTATCTCCTTGTTTCTATTTAACGTTCGACTTCACGCAGAGAATATGAGTCAGAATCAAGGTATTTAAGAATCTCAAGAGCGATTAAACGTGGATTTCCTTCGCCACAAGTGTATACATCTACTGCTAAACACCCATTTTCTGGCCAAGTATGGCAAGAAACATGACTTTCTGCCAGTGCGATGACGACTGTACACCCTTGTGGAAGAAAACAATGTGAAAAAGTGTTTAAAATCGTCATTTTTGCCCTTTCAACACCCCTAATCATGACATTTTGTAGAGCACTTACGTCATTAATAAGATCAAAATCAACATGATACACCTCTAATAGCAGGTGTTGTCCCATTGAAAAGCGTTCCAACTCGGTTTTTTGTGAAAAATTTATTTATTTCATAAAAAAAGTCCTATACAGGACCTTTTCTTTACCCTTTACCTTGTCCCCGATACTTTTTACGCGCTCCATTACGAGAAGACGCTGAGTACTTAGTTCCACCTCCATCTCCTTGACGAGATTTCTTAGGAGCACCGGGAATATAAGAGGTCTTACTCAACCCGACTTTTGCTTTTGTTGCCATAATGCATTATCCTCTACTAAAATTTCAGTTTCAAGATCTTCAGGTCGTGGAGAACCTGTCTGATAAAATTCAATCGACAGATCTTCCATGACATTGAAATATTCTTCTTCTGTGAGCGATGTATAAATTCTTCGCCCTTTACAAAGAATATTATAGCGTTCGTTAGACATCAAATAATCCTTGATTTTTCGTGACCTACGCGGACGCGAGGATCACACCAGATTTCAAAACCTGCTTCCTTTGCATCTAAACAAAATGATACATCTTCTCCACACATGTCTTGAACCTCTCCAGATTCAAATACTTGCATTTTAGGTGCAAACCATGGATACTTCATTTCAGAATGTTCAAATACTCCATGTTTGATTAGCAACCAACCAAATCCAGTGTAATCAACGGTAAATGGTTTACGACGCTTTGAGATGCTTTCAACAGTTTCATGATTCATCACACCACCATTGTTACGAAAGTCATCTTCTTCCAACCAGTGAGCAACTGAGGTCGTGTGACCATCTTCGGTAGCGTACCAACCAGCAGCGATGTCTTTATCCATCAATACTAATTGATAAAATTTTTCCGTGTTAAAAACAATATCTGAATCGATCCAAAGTTGCCAGTCATATTTCAATCTTCCGTCCCAGGGAATTTGATCTGGTCCACGCAGTACATTCGCACCTAAACATTTGCATCTTGCAAAGTTTACCATTGATGAATAATCCTGCGAGATTTGAATGCTTGCTCCCGCTTGCACCAAATCAAAACATAGTTGTACAAAATTCTTTAAGTACGTATAGGATACTCCTCGTCCTGGAAGACAGAATACTACAGATTTTCCCTTAACCATTTCTCTTGCAAGATTATAATCCCACTCTTGTTCTTGCGACGGAGTGGGTGCTTTTGCTTTTACGGTAAAACCCTTGGCCATTTTTCAATACTCCAATAAGTGTTTATAAGTTTTATTATTTACAATATAAGAAATTGTAGAACGATTTACATTATACATCTTTCCAAGTTTAATGGTGGTAAATTTACCGGACTGATGCAGTTGTCTAATTTTAATTACATCAGTATCTGTTAATTTAGATGCTCCGTTACTTTCACCCTTTTGATTTCCTGTATAACATCTTCCTTTTTTAATTTTATCTCTCACATTATCTAAATTTGTTCCAGAAAATAAGTGTAATGGATTTACACATGATGGATTGTCACATTTGTGGAGACAATGGAGATTCCCTAAAGATTTTTTATAGTAAATCTCATATGATACTCTATGTGCCTTTAAAGTTTTTTGTTACTGTGAATGCAACCGTAACCATAAGCGTCAAAAGATCCTTTCCATTCCCAACAATTATTTTCATTGAGATCATCTGGCAGATATTTGTAAAATCTATCTATTAAATCCATAAAAAGGTGAATGTACACTCATATCATACAATATTATCTATAAGAAGTCAATCCGCCTCAGTTAAAATTACTTCACCCCCATCGATTGTAAACTTGATTTTTGTATCCTCATACCATGAGAGTTCATTCATGATTTGCTCAGGAATTGTAATGTAATACTCACCACTGATTGGATCGACCTCTATGGACTCAAAAATTTCCCCGCGATTTTTTTCCATTGCTATAAATTTAAGTTTCGATTTTATATATGAGATTCTACCTTTTAAGAATAAATCCATTCACAAAGGTATTATAGCAAATTTTTTTGGGAAAAATTTTTTGTTTTGAGATTTATATTTCTCTCTCGATCTGGGTCAGTTATAGATTAGGGGAGTCATCGGTTTTTATATCGCATCCCCCCGATCCGCCCATAAGGATCGCTTAACTGTCAAACACGAACGCATAAAGTCCTCTAATCACTCAAAGATAAGGCGGCAGAGTATAAACAACTGCCGCCCACGAACGTATAACTTAGAGTCCGAACTTCTCCCGACAGATAGGACCGATTCCCAACTCGATTGAGAGGGCATTGGTCAACTCACGACCGCAACATGAACAGGAACCAGTATTCTGTCCGTACAACTTAGCGGCAGCATAAGGATCAGCGGCAACGGATTGCACCTTCTGAATGAACGCAACCTCACTCAAGTTAGTCTCATTGGAGGTGATCCAACCCAGATAAATGTTAGAAAGTGTGCCCCACTGATTGATCTCTTTATCGTGAGAGAAAACATACATCTTGCCCTGATACTTGGAGGGTTTCACAATAAAGTCTGCGAAACGCATTGTGATACGCTTCAGTCCCCGATTCTGCGCTTCTTCAATAGCATTAACGATGCCTGCGAAAGAATAGGCAGGGGTGGCATTGTGGCGGATGATGGGATGGCGCATGATGCTTACCGTGTGGTGTGGTTGAAAAGGGAACCCTTGCGGGTTCCCCAGAATCTTAGCACAGATCAGTAGGTTGTCTCCCACTCAAACCGCTCCGCTTCTGTCATTGGGCGGGAGAGTAGCAGCGAACCCAGAGACCAGATCTCAACTTCCTCGCCATGCTCAACAGGGCATCCCCACGAGAGGATCAACCCAGCGGGAAGGTGAATCCAGGCACGGGTGTGACCCGCATTGGTGCTGCAGTGCAGCGGTGCCCACTGCAGGGTCTCAAACTGCGCGGGGAGGTGGCGGGTGCCAACGCTGCAGGGGTTGGAAGGGTTCCAGGCGGTCATGATCGGTTCAGCGGTGTGAAAAGGGCACCCTTGCGGGCACCCCATAATTGTAGCAGGTATCAGGCGGATTGGTGCATCTCCTGCTCACTCAGATCCTGATAGAGACGCCATGCGCGACGGTTGATCGAACGGCAGGAATCGGCATCCAGATCGGGACGCTCACCTGCCATGGCATCGCGCCAGAGATCCATCCAGCGGATTGCGGAATCGCTCAGAGCACTCCGAACCCAGTAGGCGTCAGCAGCGGAAACGGTGAAGGTCACGGTTTCAGTGGAAGCGGTCACGGTGGTGTGGTGTGAACTACCCCCATAGATTCGCCCAGATTCGCGGATTCCGCAACCCCCCTGAACCAGTCTGCAGATTGGCACAAGGCGCAGTTAGTATAAAGAATAAGACAGGGATGAATGTAAAGAATAAACCACACCACTGACAATTAGTTACATTCAACCCTGAGTTATTCTTTATACTTTATGCCTCTACTTTTTCTTTCTAGTCTTTCCTGACTTCTT